ATCAAGGCAACACCGAAAGTGCCGACAGAGTATCATACGAGCCTTGGAATAAAAAGAGAAAAGCGCCACTTGGCTGAGCTTCAGAAGTTCTTTGAATTCGTTGAAGATAACAAGCGTAATCTCTTTGACATTTGTGGTATTAAGGGAGAACTACAATGAAAAATCTGACCTTATCGTTAGACATTTCAACTTCTGCGACAGGCTGGGCCTTATTTGAAGGCTCTGACCTTGTCCAGAGTGGTGTCTTGAAACATAAAAGCAAGTCATTCTTTGAACGTGGGCAGTTCATGGCTAGTGAATTGAGGCTTATTCAATTAAGAGCTTTACAACGCTATGAAGGACCGTTTGAGTCTATTGTAGTCGAGAAGAACTCGGTCATGGGACCTAATCAGCAGTCCATGATCAGCATCGGAATTGTAACAGGAATTATTCTTGGACGGTTGGTTGCTGACAACGTGTATTTTGTGAACGTGTCGACTTGGCGCAAGTATTGGAAGTTCAGCTATAAAGACCGTAGCAAAAAGTCTATGAAGCTACAAGCTATTGCTAAAGTGTCCGAGAACTTCGACCTGAACGTAAAAGATGACGAGGCAGATGCGATCCTGATTGGCTCGTACTTTGTAAACCACGGCCACGAATTCGGAGACTTGGAAAACCACAAAATAAGTTAAGGAGTATAAATATGAGTTTCACTGTGACATTATATTTTGACAACATGGTAGACGAGACCCACTTTTTCAAAAAAGAAGAGGACGCTATCAAATGTAGAACCCGATTAGAGAATAAGTATCGAGGCGAGCGATTATATCGAGTCAAGATCGAACGGGTGGAATGATGGGCATAAAGGAAGAATTACTCAAAGGTTATAAGCACTCGCTGGAGCTGGCAAAAGAAAGGATAGCAGAGTTATCTAAACCCACTATTAAATCACTAGTGCACTCACGGTCAGCAGAGCGTGATTTCTTGAAAAAGAAAGTGAAGTTTTATGAAAGAAAAATCAAGGAGCTAGAAGAAAAATGAAGCGATTTATTGCAATATGGATTGTCTTGTCAGCTACTTTGAATATCTGGCAATGTACCCATATTAAAAATCTTGAAAAAAAGCGTCCGATGCTCATCTACAAAGCAGATAATAAAGGCGCAGAAATCAAGGGCAGAGTAGTGCATAAGGAGAAAATCGGAGATATGCACACGATTACTGTTCAAAATCAAGGCATATTTGTAGTATCACAAGATAATTATAATTCTTTAAAAATTGGAGACGAGGTAAAGTTTTAAATGGTTAGTAAATTAGTGAAATTGCATATTTTGAGTCATGCCTTGGAATACTATATTAAACGTGAAGGCGCATCTCAAAAAGATATCAGACAAGAACTTGCAGTCTTGAATAAAATTGAAGAAGCATTAGAGGAGTTTAAAAAATGAACATACAGGGACTAATTGAACGCTATGAAAAATTTAAAGCTAGCAAGAAGAAATTGACCTCGGTTGATTTGGTTTTGAAAGACTTACGGTCTTTAGACGAACCAGAACCGTTGCCATTCAAGTTAAAAGATGTTGTTGGTCGAATTAGAGGGTTTGACACAATTACACAAGCTATATGGCTTAATACCATTCTAAAAGAATTAGGTAACGACTACGGTTTGATGAAATATCGTAGTGGTTACGATCAAGGCTTACTTGATGGAGCGTGGGTTGGTAATCAATTAAAAGATGCTGATAAGATTCGGCAAGAATTGAATAAACCAGTGGTTCCGCAGTCCGTGGTGGATTGGATTGAGTATTTTAAAAAATGTTCGGGCACGTTATATGGAAGCGCCGCGCCTTACTCATACTATGGACGGGCTATAACTGATGATTTTGAGGGTGACGTTACAGAAGTTTTGAGATGGATTCGTGACAATAGCGAGGTATACGCTCGTGCATGGCTTGACGGCTACGAGGTCAAGAAAGAAAAGCGGTATAAGGTTGTAATGTCTAATATCGCTTCGACTGGAGGTGTTTTGACCCGCATCAAACATGACGAAAGCTGGATTTGGATTGATACACTCGGGACCATCGTCGAAGGGCGAACTCACGCCCGAAAAGAGTTAGAAGATGCTGGCTTTGGTTGGGTATTCGATTGTCCAGGAATCAAGATCGAGGAGGTGGAAGAATGAACCGACTGAAAAAAGATTTTATTATAGCTATCAATAATTTAAAAATTGATATTATAAACAACTCAGATAATCTAGACAGCTATGAGCTAGGAAATATCAAGAGACACGCAAGCGATTTATATGAAACTCTTGTATGGTTGCAATATGCGAAGGAAGAGGTGGAGTGATGAAAAAACCTATGGTTGGATCATATTGGGTTCACAAGAAAACTTTTAAACAATATAAAGTAATAGCTGTAGGCCTATGGGAAGAAACGCTAGAAGAGTGCGTTGTCTATGTGTCTTTGGATAAAGAACAGAAATGCTGGATTAGACCATTAGAGATCTTCATGGACGGAAGGTTTTATGACCGACCATATAGTTAAATTGAGGAGGAGCAAGATGACACCAAAATTTAGAGCGTGGTTAAAAAACGACAAAGAGATGATCAATGTAGACGAAATTCATTGGTTTAATGGAGAACTTGATATTATCGGAGATTATATTACGTTTGTACGAAAAGCAGACGAAATCGAACTTATGCAATCAACAGGGCTTTGTGACAAGGAAGGTACAGAAGTTTTTGAAGGGGATATCTTACATCATCAGATACAGACAGAATATACCTTTATTGTCAAATATGACAAAGACAAAGGTCGTTGGTACGGCGATGGTCTAAGTCGCACCTATCGGATTGACATCGCAAAGAGATTCCTACCGTATTATTACAAAGTCATTGGGAACATCTACGAAAATCCAGAATTGCTGGAGGTAGAAAATGGAGAATGAATATGCGCTTTACAAAAATGATATTTTCATAACGTGTGGCACGTTAAAAGAAATCAGCGTAGAGACTGGGATTGCTATTGTTACCCTGACTTCGTACGCATCTCCCTCTTATAAAGAGAAAAATCCAAACGGGAAGCAACTCATAAAAATATCCTATGAAAGACTGAGTGAGCGACAATGCGAACGATTCGCATTTATGCTGAAGCAAAAGCGACTGGATAATAATCTCTCACGTAGTCAATTATCAAAGAAGTTGGGATATTCTCAATCAGAAATCAGAAACTGGGAGAATAATATTAAAAAACCTAATTACTACGCTATTGAAGATGTGGCTACATTTTTTAAGATTCCTCTAGATGTTTTGATTGGAGAAAAATAAAAAAGCCGAGGCATTCACTCTACCCCGACAACGCTTTCAATACTAATATTATATCATAAAGGAGATAGAGAGTGAAGGCTAGAGAGCTTTTAAGCGAATTACAAAACCTTGACCTAGACATTCAAAGTCGAATAGACGAAATCAACGAGCTTGAGGCTGGTCTGCTCTCAAGTCCTAAATGGTCAGAGGTTAAGGTTAAAGGGGGGCAACCCAGGAAGATTGACGACGTGTATGCTCAATTGATAACTATGAAGGATGCAATCGAGCAGGACACAAATGCCATAATCAATCGAAAAATGGAGCTTGGTCGCATGATCAACAAGCTAAGTAATCCAAGGCACAGAACTATTCTGCGAATGACCTATATCAACAAAATGTACGTAGATGATATCTGCGACAGCCTTGGTGGTATCAGTTCGCCTACTTACTACAGATTAAAAAAACAAGCAATAAAAGAGCTTGATAGTATTCTTAATGAATTGATAGTAAATGATAGTGATTGTACAGGCATGAAGTTTTAAAACTGATAAAATGGTAGTATCAAATGCTGCGGCAGATGATACTCCTTTATGAAAATCTGAGGGCTTCGCCCTCGCATGGCGGTGACGGGTATATTGTTTTATCTCCAAACTCAAACAAAAACTTTTCTTCGGTTCGACTCCGAGCACCGCCTTAAAGGCTACACAAAAATAAATAAGAAAGGTAAATATAATATCGATTCTATTCGAGGTCAGTAGCCACCTCGATATTACAAAAAGTAAAATCGAGAGACCATATAACCCGAAAAAACGCAGACCTCATAGGTGTGTGTTTTTTGGTTCCAGGACAACGAATTGAAAATAATTGATAAACCTTTAGAATGGCTACAGCCATATAAAAACAATCCAAGGAATAACGACAAGGCAGTAGAGCCAGTTGCTAACTCAATCAGAGAGTTTGGTTTTAAAGTTCCAATCGTAGCAACCAAAGACGGAGAAATTATAAACGGGCATACACGATATAAAGCTGCACGCTTTTTGAAACTCGAAACCGTGCCAGTCTTAATTGCTGACGACCTTTCAGAAGAACAAATAAAAGCGTTCAGGCTTGCTGATAATAAAGTAGGCGAGATTGCTGAGTGGGACACAGAGCTACTCTACGCAGAACTTGAAAGTGTCGAAGGTTTAGACATGACCATGTTTGGATTTGATGATGTCGATTATTCCTTGGACGACTTCGAGGAGTCTGAGGATCCAGAAGATGCCAAGGAATTCTCGCAAGAGGAAGGGACAGGCATTGAACGTGGGGACATCTTCCAATTAGGGCGACATCGGTTAATGTGTGGCGATAGCACATCGGCAGAGGACATGGCTCGACTAATTGACGGAGAAACGATTGACCTCTATGTGACCGACCCACCATACAACGTAGCCTACCAGGGTGGAACCGAGGAAGCTATGACGATCATGAACGATAGCATGGACGACGTTAGCTTCAGGCAATTCCTACGTGATGCTTTTGTAGTCGCAAACAACCACTTGAAACCAGGGGGGGCATTTTATATCTGGCACGCAGATTCGGAAGGTTTGAACTTTAGAGCTGCAGTCAAAGAGACAGGGTGGTTGCTAAAACAATCAATCATCTGGGTAAAAAATGCTATTGTGTTAGGTCGTCAAGACTATCAATGGAAGCATGAGCCTTGCTTGTATGGGTGGAAAGATGGAGCGAGTCACTATTTTGTCGATAATCGTTCACTAGCCACGGTCATTGAAGAGGACGAAGAAAACCTAAAAGAAATGACAAAAAGCGAGCTAATCTCTTACATTAAGACCATGCAAGAAACAACTCCGACTACTATCTTTTATGAAGATAAGCCAGTTAGAAATGACATCCACCCAACTATGAAACCTCTGAAGTTGATTGCTAGGTGTGTTTTAAACTCCAGTAAAAAAGGCGACAGAGTTCTAGATAGCTTTAACGGTGGCGGTTCTACTCTTATGGTATGCGAGAAGTCAGAACGTATCTACTACGGTATGGAACTTGACCCACTCTACGTTGCACGAACGATTAGGCGCTGGGAAGAAGAAACAGGGCTTACTGCTGAGAAAGTGAGCTGAAATTTTTAAAAAAGTAAGGAAGTGAGGCGATGGCTGGTGCAGATAATTTAATACCAAACTCCGAGAGAACTCCCGAAGAACTACGAGAAATAACAAGGAAGGGTGGAATTGCTTCAGGGGTTGCTCGAAGAAAAAAAGCCAATCTGAGAAAGGCGTTTGAAACAATACTACAAGCCGAGGTTGCAAGTCCAAACGTGAAGAAACAACTTGAAGAGCTAGGCTTTGATTCAACTAATGAAATGGCTCTGGCTATGGTTATGATGCAAAAGGCTATGAAAGGCAATGTCCGAGCGTTTGAGCAAATCAGTAGGCTTACCGCTATTGATACAAAAGATAGCCTTGATAAGCGTGAGCAAAAAGAGCGTATTGAAGCCTTGAAATTGGAAAACCAAAAACGCAGGGTCACGCTCGAAGGTAGCGCAAACTCAGAAGATGTCATGGCTGAGTATTTCGACAAGTTGGAGGATGCTTTAAACGATGGCACTTAATCGACTATATACAGACAAACAAGTAAAAATTTTAAAAAGGGCAGTTGCTACTGATTGGTACATGATGATTAATCACGGTGCGGTTCGTGCTGGTAAAACCAAGTTAGACAATGACCTTTTTTTGATGGAATTAAAACGAGCAAAGCGAAACGCTGAGAAAGTCGGAGTTAAGAACCCGATGTATATCCTCGGTGCAGTTTCCTCAGGGACGCTTCAAACAAATATACTGAGAGAAATCTCTGACTCGTACAATTACGATTTCAAGTTTGACAGGCACGGGAATTTCACGCTCTTTGGTGTATATGTCGTCACGACGTTCACAGGATCCATAGCGGGTCTAAAAGCTATCCGTGGTATGACAGCATTCGGAGCGTATGTGAACGAGGCTACGCTGGCAAATAAGGCGGTATTCGACGAAATCCTAAAGCGTTGCTCTGGTCTTGGTGCTAGAGTTATCTGCGACACCAACCCAGACCACCCTAAACATTGGCTTAAGGTTGATTACATCGACAAAGCGGACGGTGAGAAAATCCTTGCTAACCACTTTACAATCTTTGATAACACATTCTTGAACCAGCGGTACGTTGATAACCTAATAGCCACAACACCGTCTGGTATGTTTACCGAGCGTGGTATCTACGGGCGCTGGGTAACTGGTGAGGGTGCCGTGTATCGTGACTTTAAAGAGGATATGTATATTGATAACGCTCCAGATGATTTAGCCAGGTTCTATGCTGGTGTCGACTGGGGGTATGAACACTACGGCTCCATCGTGGTTATCGGAGAGTCAGCAGACGGCTCTATCTACTTAGTTGAGGAACATGCACCCCAACATGAAGAGATT